ATCTGAATAACATCGGAAACGAACCAGATGAATAAAGAATATAAAACTATTGGAAAGATTGTGTGGCATAACTTGTGCCACACGATCAAAGTAAGCAGAGATTATTTGAACTATTCAGAGGGTGGTATGCCTTACGTTGTCGATCATTTTGTTCTTGAAGTTTTCGATTCTAACGGAAAGAAAGCAAAAAGCAAACTTACAGAAACTGGATACAGATCTTATATGATTGCAAGGAAATCAAAATATTATGGTGGCACTACTCATTGCGATAAAGAAATTAGCGATGAAGAATTTATCAATGAGTTAAAAGAAAAACTAGGCGATGAACCACAACAACAAGAATTATTTTAAGGAGAAAGTAAATGGAAATAATTAAATGGAAATATATAGTTTGGGTGGGTGGTACTCCAGATTTTTACACTCGATATAAAGATGCTCTCCGAGCATATCACGAATGGGAAGATAAAGGATATGATGATATTCAAATTGAAGAAATAGATGAATCTACAAAACAATTCAGAAAGGAGAAAGCAAATGAACAGAATCAGAAATAAAAATGGCAGATTCAAATCAAAGGGGAGCGGCGATCAGGAACGAGTGCTCTTGTGTATGTACGCAATCTTTCAGGAGAAAGGAAAAAAACTAGGCTCAACATCAAAAGAGATTCATGCAATGTATGAAAAATGGTTCGGATCAAAACCAAAATCAACTATCAGTTCTGTTCTAAATGTCCTCGAGTATGGCAAAGGATATATTGTATCAAGAGAGTATTATTCTAAAACTCATATCTATTCTTCAGGAGAGCATAAACATTGTCCTGAAAAAATAAGAGAGTATGCGTACAACTGGCATGGAGAACAGATTATTAATCAAAAATTATTAGAAGCAAAGGAGAAAAATAATGCTGATAAAAAGTTACAAAAAACAACTGCTCGAGTTAGCCTACCAAAATCAAATAGATATGAAAAAAGCATATAGATTAGCTGGCATACCCTATAGTTCTTATCACAGGAATTTTAAAACAGATCCTGAAGTTGAGATTAGTTTACCTAATGCTTTAAAAGTAGCTAAACAAATTGAGATAATGAATCAAAATATATTTTTAGAAAAAATAAAAGAGAATGGAATGTGATGGCAAGTAAAAGCAAAAACAAGGGGAGCTATCACGAAAGATGGTTCCTCAAATTATTTCAATCACTCGGATTAAGAATCAAGAAACAACCATTATCAGGTTCATTAGGTGGTGAATACAAAGCAGATCTTCTTTGGAATATAGATCTATACAAAGACAAGAATCTTTTTGTTGAAGTAAAGTATAGAGATAAATCCAACTTCCCAAACGTATTCAATTTGCTCGAGGATCGAGATGTTGCATTGTGTAAAAGAAAGATTGGAAATCCACGATATTGTGTTATAATCAGCGACAAGGTATTTGAAGAAACAATAATACCAATAATAAAAAAAGCTCAAGACTACGACGTCTATATAAATACGAGCATAGTAAAAGGAGAAAGCAAATGATTGATCTATCAGATAACGTACATTTTTTTGGTACAAAAAGAAAACCAGAAGAGGTAAACTTTTCATTACCTGAACTTACGCAAGAAGAAATAAACGCCGCTAAAGTTATTTTGCTTAGTTCGAGTGTTGAAGAAATAAATAAGATAATGATGAACACACCAAATGTTATTGATGGGTGTAGCTATGAAAATCATATTCTTAAAATTGACAATCTGGAATCTGCAACAAAACTTTATCGAGAGATGCTTAAGTTCCATATCAAGCTCGACACAATAAAGTATGAAGAGAATCTCAAAAGATGGTGGTGTTGTTTCAATAACCCTCGAGATCATACCAAACATGATATGGATATTAGATTACAAGAAGTTATCCAAGAGTTAGCTGATATGCCATTAGATATTGCAAGAGCAATAACAATCGAGAGTAAGAAAACATGGTTGTATAA